GCAATGTTCACAATATGATCTACCTCCATACCCTCAACACCAATATGCCCACAGTACTGGCATGTGTATTTGTCCCTTAATAACACAACATCACGTAAACGACGCCATGGCCGCCCACCACGCCCACGTCCCCATGCACCAGCTTTACCCTTGCATAGTCTCGGAGATGAAAGCCTACTGTTACAACCCGCAGGTTTTAGTCTGCTAGATTTAACTGTTAACTTCATAGCTCCATCCACCTGTTTTAAGCACCAGCATCTTTATGGATTTGCATCAGTGTCTTGTAAATCTTAGAAGCAACGCTATAGCTTTGCAGTGCTTCGGCTAGGGCTGTCTCAAGTTCGTTTTTATTCAGAACAGACCTACGCCAACCACCACACTTAACAACACATGGGTAACCACCTTGAGATAGTTCAATCTCGAATATCTTTCTAACTCTTCTGTTTTCCCCACGCTTTAACGCAACCGTTTTTCTTTCAGATGAGTCACAACCATACGGCCGACCCACCATACACACCAGCGCGCCATTGCTGGCAGTATTTATTCCATCACACAATCGAGAAAGCACAGCATCAATCTCGGCTTCCTCTGCTACCCTATTTCTGATTAAATTAAGCCCGTTGTGATACGCCTGTGCAAAATCTATAGATTCGTTCATTGTCTAACTCCAATAAAAAAAGCCCACGCGCATACGTGAGCCTGTCTTAACTTTACCTAAATTTCTATTTTAATTAAAGAAACAAACAAATTAAATCTTTACTTTTTATACATCGTGTGTAAAAATACACACAGAAAAGAGGGGAGGGATATGAACAGCTCAAAAATTATAAAAATGCTGCTTGATGATGGATGGTACGAAGTGGCGGTTAAAGGCAGCCATCATCAGTTTAAACATGCCAGCAAATCAGGGCGCGTTACAGTCCCTCATCCTAAAAAGGATTTGCCACTTGGTACAGTTAAAAACATATTTAAACAAGCTGGTGTTAAATTCCCAACACAGAAATAGAAAGAAGATAATTATGTTTCTCTATATAGCAATTCATAAAGATGCAGAAACTGGCTACGGTGTTACCGTACCATCTTTACCAGGTTGCTTCTCCTACGGCAATACACTTAATCAGGCCATCGAAGAGGTAAAGCAAGCAATTCTGTTTCATATTGAAGGCATGCTTGAAGATGGTAAAGAACCCGAAACAAACCAGCCAGCACTTGAAACACTGATAACAAACCCTGATTACGCAGGTGCACAATGGTTTGGCATCGAAGTTAATATTGACCATCTAACCTTTAAACCCGAACGCTTCAATGTTAGTTGGCCTAAATATATCCTGAATAAAGTTGATACCTACGTATCACAAACACATGATACCCGTTCTAACTTTCTTGCTAAGGCTGCTCTTGAGCGAATCAACAGAACAGAACAGAATGTCGGTATAGCTAAATGAATTCCAAAATAAACCTTACAAACGCCACTCCAAGCAAAGTGGTAGGCATAGTAATTGAACAAGATTACACCCCAGCTCGAGCATGGCGCGAATATCTGGAATTAACACAATCAGAATGCGCTGAAAAGCTTGGCATGTCACAACCCGCCTATCTAAAGCTGGAAGCTTCAGAAAAGCCCACTAAAGCAACTCGCACCAAACTTGCCACTGCTTTAGGCATTAATGAAGAACAATTAGATTGCTAAAATACAAAAGCCAGCGATTAAGCTGGCTTATTACTTAGTACTAACAAATTAAAATACAGAATCCACAATAAAAAACCCGCCAAGGAGCAGGCGGGTA